CCATAGCCCAACTTGTCCATTGCTGGAACAAGGTTTGTGTTATCGCCAACGTTACCAAGAGTTAATTCGGTCAAGCACGGTCGAGTCTACTGGTTTTATCCAGTAACTCTTCCATCGCTTGACTAAACGCACTTGTTTACGTTTCGTGTATGAACGCACTGAAAAGGGAGGCATAGCCCCCCTTAGAGCGTCGCTTCTGCGTGACATTTCGTCACGATCGCGGGGCGTGGAACGTGAACCCTCGGTAAAATACCGAAGGAGCATATTCCAACCGCCTATTTCGCGATTGATAGTGACCGACTTGACTCCCCACACGTATCGTTCGGATCTTTGCAAATCCTTACTACTGCGTGTAGGTATCTTGTCTGTTACTGTCTCGGGCACTTCGATAAGTGCTGGCCCCTCCGGAAGGAGGGCGAGCGATGGGATCTCTTTATAAATAGAGATCAGTTCATCGGCTATAAGCCGATAAGTACCGAAGAACCGTTTACGATAGAGGGAATTAGCATAGCTAATCCAACTACTGTAAACGTGCGGGCAACGGTGAGATGACCATACCGTACGAATTCGTACGGGCGTAACGTCGACGCCACTAAAGGCGTCGACACCGCAGGATTCTCGAAAGAATCCGCTGGTGCAACTCTTGTCCTTATTGACCTTTAGGCCAAAGGACTCGAGTAGTTCCATAGCGCTCTCGGCAAATGCCGTTGGGACTATGACATCATCACCATACACGAGTATACGCTTGCGCGTATATGCATCTGGAGCCGCCGACGAGAGGAGTGCCCAAATAGTAAGTGCCAACACGGGAAAGCATAACGCTGACCCCATTGGTGCGAACTTATTAAGCACTAACTTCCGCCCATCCGGTAGCTCTGTAGACAGAGACCTGCAATTCAGCAGAGCCCCTAAGAGGGGCTCCGGGAAGAGCAGCTGAACTAATCCAACAGATACGCGATCGCTAGCCTCATTGAGGTCTAACGTAGCGTACTTACCATATTTGGAGCCCAAAAGGGCCCCGAACTGGTTTGGCTGTTGATTAGTGAAGTTGACATTCCACCTCGTGAGAGGATGGGATTCAACCCGACGGACAATCGCCCTCGAGAGACCTTGCTGCACCCACTGGAAATCCAGTGGTTCGCAGCTGATCAAACGAGGACCTCGTGAGTCCTTCGGAACGAGTATTACTCGCGCCGAGGATTCATCGATCTTGAGGTTTGAAATGCCCTCTAGATCGTCGCAAACATGCCCAAGAGACGCATAAAAATACGCATCAATTGGATAAGTATTTGCGATACGCGGGGATATCGTTCTGAAAACCCACTTTTCCCAGAGCTTTTCTCTTGTTGAGACTGCTCCGGGGCCGTGGGACGGGACGATATCGTGTTGGTCAAAGCCTTGGAAGAGTCTTGATAGACGCTTCCGGGCTTTTGCGATGATACCTCCATATTTGCCCCACTCGAAAGTGTGGCGAATACCAAGAGGCATCCGATCAACGCTACTCGCAAGATACGAGAGGCGCTGAGATATGTCCGATAATTCTTGTTCAGTTCTTTCGAACTTTTCAAGAACTCGTTGTTCATCTTCTTGCGCATATGGCAATTCGTACTTGTAATACAAGTACGCGATCTGTCTGATTGTGTCGATGCATTTCACACAGGGAGTCGGAAGGACCCACCCGTCGTGAGCAAAGACTTGCTTGAATAGCCCACCGAGAAATCTCGGGAGCTTAATGCCCGGTTCAGAAATGAACCCAGCATAGTCAAGTGGGACTTCGCCGGTAAGTGCCCTATCAAGGGACTTACCTAGACGTGGAAGAGTTTTAGTAATAAAACTCTGACCTTCCCGTGCAACGCGCCGGACCAACTTACGAAGGTCCAAACGCAATGCACGTGGTGTATATACTTCACTGTGAGACGTTTGAGCGTCTCTTAGCAAAGCAGCGATAACCTTTTCCGGGTTATCTAGGCTCTTATTATTGGCCAAGTGGTCAATATCCTAGAGCATGCCTAACTAAGAGATCCAGTCGAGCGCGAGGATTAAACCTCGCCAGCGACGATCTTATCAACGTGACCAGTTGCCGCGAGGAAACTCTTCATGAGAGTTACATTCTTGGCAAGTTTGGTCGTGTCGGTCACCTTCACAGGTGCCACGACAACAAGGTAGACCGAAGTCGTACCTTGTTCACCCTCACTGTTCTCCTCTACGGAGTCCAGTCGATACACACTTCGGCGAACTCGGGAAACTCCCGAGCCGCTTTCGGTGTGTTCGATTTTGAGGGTGCGAGGCTGATCCAACGGGGACGAAACGTCCCGTCGGAGTGAGCCCGTTGATGTAGTACCGATCAGATCAAAATCTTGATCTGCGGTGCCGTCGCTGAGGTTCTCAATTAGGTTTGCGAACATGCTTATTGTTATGTTGTGCCCCCGAGCTTCGCTGCTCAGGTGCGGTGCCCCATAATAGAGGCGTTGTCCTTACCTATTTCTAGATAAGGCTACCCACCAACTCACGATAGTATGAGATTGATCTCATAAAATCAAGAAGATGGTGCGAAGTCGCTGCAACTAGCCACGAGCACAACGCGTGAGCGTCGTGTCAGTGGTGCTAAGAGTTTGATTTGAAGATCTTCTTACGAAGGTCTTTATCTCCGAATCTTAGTACCTAGCAATGCAGAGATGTAGCTGAACTCTTTCAAGTTCAGACCGCTCGATATAATCGAACGTTCATAATCGGGAAAACCAGGCTTACGTATGTAAGTATGGCGAGCACGACTATGCACTGCTTGTCTGCCGGACCCGGCTCCGCCTTTCGAAAGGTGAGAAAAACACTCAACTTTCTGGCGGACCTCCCAGGACCAGCAGCAACGGATTATGTCGACTCTTGGTTCCAAGTTTCGAACCTTCAATCGGTCAAGGTAGTTTCCAACGGAAACTAGCCAATCGACGACGAAGGACCAGGGTATCGCATTCCACAAAATTGCCGGGTTTAGGTTATAACCTAAAGCATCAGCAATTCCGAAGGCGAGCGCGTTTTCGCGTTCGATCTTCGTTAGGGCGTAGCGATACACTAGGACCAACTTGAGAGTAGGGGGAATCGGATACGTAACGAGAATATCATGCTCATTTCCCAGGTAATAACCCGGTAAATTTGAGCTTTCAATGATACTCCCGTCCCATTCCGTCCAGATCCCTTCGTTCGGTAATACTTTAGTGTAATACCGACGACGGATCTTCCCCTCCTCCGCAAGCAGTTTTGCAACTTGCTTGCGAACATTAGATAGCGCCTTATAAAGGGCAGCTATCTCTCTCAAGAGAGGCGAAACGGCGAACTGATTAGTCAGATAGCCGTCCGCAGAACTCTTCAAGACTTTGCGAAGGGTTTGTTTACGATACGTCCCCGTAACGGATGTGAGCTGGCCACCTATAGAGGTAGCCTGATACACATTCCTAAAGGAACGTAACGTATCTTTAATCGACGCAAAGGTCCTAGGCAACGTTTTAAAATCCTTCAGTTCATGAAGGGTATTTAAAACGCTAAGCTCGGAATGAATTCCGGGCAGCAAACTCTCTAAAGCTTCTGTGAAGAAGCTGGCGAGAGTAGCTTGACTAGGATTATGATCCCAAGGAGTGTTGAATTGCGAATTAGGGTAACCGAACGTTACGTTCCCGTCGCCAACGGTTTGACCGTTGCCGAGGAAATAGTAACGCCAGCGTCGCCCACAGTCCGTCGTTGACCAGACCCCCCAACCTGGAGGGTTCAAGTCGCCGACATATGGACTACTATTCGTTCGATAAGTTCGCGCTTCTTCATTTACATGAAGGAGCCACTTGTTATGAACACATTCGTTATCAACATCCTTCCCATACGCGGTTTCGTCCATGTCTTCAAACATGGATTGGTAACCGTCGGTTACGATCTGGCTGGTTGTTGACCACCAGGAATCGTTTCCGCCGCCTATCGCCGATAAGGTCGATATGCGGGAGGGAATTTGGGTATCTCGAGTTCTGTACATAATGTGCGGTGAAGTATTCACCTTTGGTGTGTCCACACGGAC